TCAAGGAATGCCTGTTTAGTTTCATCATCAAAGCGATTGACACATACTTCAATTGCTTTCTCTTTGTTCTTCCAGATAGCGTATGCTTTTACGATATGAACAAGTCGTCTTGTAGAGATAACTTCCTCAACACCACCATCAAAGAATGTCTTACGGATGATATCACCCCAATCTACGAGTCTCTTACAGAACTCTTTGTCATCACATAGGAGATTTAAGATTTTCTCTTCTGTTTTTACTGAGGGATATGATTGCTCAAAGGTTACTGGGAATCTTTCAAGGAATGCTTCGTTAAGCACATTAGTTCCAATGAAACGTCCGTCGTCTGAACCCTTGCCTTTAGTGTTGGCGGTAGCGAATACGTTGAATCCTTTGGCTGGTCTAACGAATCTTCCGATTTTTTTGAGGAATACTCCGTTTCCTTCAAGGATACTTTGAAGACAAAGGATCTTGTTTGAGGCAAGGTCGATTTCGTCAAGAAGCAATATAGCTCCTCGTTCCAGTGCCTCGATGACTGGCCCGTTATGCCAGACTGTGGAACCATTAACAAGGCGGAAACCACCAATAAGATCGTCTTCATCTGTTTCGATAGTAATGTTTACACGAACAACTTCTCTCTTGAGTTGAGCACAGGCTTGTTCCACACCAAGAGTCTTTCCATTACCTGATAGTCCTGTAATAAAACATGGATAAAATTCTTTGGATTGAATTATCTTTTTAACATCAGGAAAGTTTCCAAACTTGACGAAGTTGGGATCAACTGCTGGAACTAAGTTCTGCTCAACTGGTGGAACAACAGAGGGAGCAGCAAAGTTTGCTTCAAGGTTTGCTTTCTTCTCTCTTACTGTAAGATTCCACTTACCTTTTGTAGTCTTGAACTGTGCAAGATATTTTGTCACAGTTTGATATGTCACATCATGCTGAGCACAGTATGCTTTGATGTGTGCGGCGGTAATCTTGTTACCATATAGATCTCTTAGAGAAGTGATTAGAGATTTTGGATTCACTTTAGCTTCAAAAGGCATTGTTCATTATGTAGTTATGTATTAATTATACTGGTACATGATAGCACATGCAACCAGTATTGTGACAGTTTGTTGATTGTCTATGCAATGTAATTCATAAACTGTCCTAGAACTTTCTTGTTCATTTTCTTTGCAGAAAGTGATTTCTTGAAAGCGGATCTGATTTGTGCTTTGGTAGCATCCTCTTTGACCTCAAAAGAATCATCAGAGTTTAAAGCGGATGATGAGAGTGCAAAGTAAGCGTGATACCCACCACCATCTTGAACCATAACAGATTTAGTTTTTCTCCACTGTTGTTGAAGATCGGAAACTTTGTCCTGATCCCACTCACAGTATCTACGAATAAAACTATTGGACTCACGATTGTCTAGAACTCTAATTCCAATAAAGTTTACGTCAGAGAATCTACCTCTAAGTTGATGTATCAACGAAGCAGTCAACTGATGATAGTTGTCTCCGCATGAATGAGTCTTACCATTATTGTCTCTGATAAACACGCTACCGTGCATGGTAGAACGTGTTCCCATATATGTGTGTCCATCTCTATCTGTGAACTGTTTTGTGTAAGAGATTGGATGTGCTTCACCGTCTGTAAGAGTGATGCACTGAATCTTCTGAACGCCTGTTTGTTTTTTGAACTGTGGAATGATATAGTTCAAAGATACAAATGCTTCATTCAAAGGAGTTCCAGATAAACTCAATCCGTGAGGAGCTTGATAGTAATAGTTGTGATCCCAACGACCTTTACTATCCATGACCTGTGCTGTTCTCCAGATGTTCAACATGTGATGCTCTAGGTCTTTTTTCTTGACATTACTTGATAAGAACTCAAGCATTGAAAACTGATTCTCTACAATGAGTTGTCCGTCTTTGATTTCATGATGTTCAAAAGGTAGATTGTAATGTCCGTATTTGAATTCATCGTACTGATTGTGACGATTCCACTCATTAGTAAAAGCAAATACTTGGAAAGGAATCTGAACTTTCTTACAGAACCAAACTAAGTTGAATAACTGTTTGATTGTGTCCATAAGAACTGTACTCATAGATCCAGACCAATCAAGAACAAAGATGAGTCCATGATTCTTACCATCAGGTAGAGTAGTAATCTTTTTGAATAGATCTTCGTTGTACTTGTATGAGTGAAGCTTTGTGCAATCAAGAACACCTGTCTTCGATACTGTAGCACGAGCGTATGCGTCAGCAGACTTACGGCACTCAAACTCTTTTACAAGATAGTTGACTTCTTTCTGAGCAGATCTACGGAAAAGTCTGTACTCATTATCAACTTCTTGGTAAATGTTTCTTGCTGATTTGTAGGTATTCTCTTGAACCTCCAAGTCATATCTTTTTTGTTGTTCTGTGTACCATGTATCAAGTTTACTATGGATAGCATCTACTTTGATATGAAGATTGTCAAGAGTAAGATTTGGTATTGTGCAATACTCTGGATCTCTTCCATGACCTTGAAGATTATTGTTCAAATTTTCTAGATTACTTGATAGAGTCTTATCTGTAATAGTTTCTAGACTGCCATGTTCTCCACCAGTCATGTCACCAGATGCCTCAAGTTCATTCATATCAAAATCAGATTCAATATCAGGAGTAGATTCACCTGTACCTTTTTCTGACTTTACGTTTGACTCATCAAATGGAATATCATCCATTGATTCTCCCTCAGAAGAATCTGCCTTTATGGAATCGCCTACTGAGAAATCTTTACCAACTTTCCAATCTTCATCAAACTCTCCACCACTTGATGCCATAGATTCTTGTATCTGTTCTTTCATAAACTCATACAACTCAAGAGAAAGATCTATGACCTCTTGAAATGTTTCTGTCTTGATTGCTTTGTTCTTGAAATATACTTCTTCGTCTGAGAATGGAATAGAAACAAAGTTACCAATCTTAGCGTCTAGATTGAGTCTATCAGGTAGACCCATTTCTTCTACATCATGCTGATCTAACTCAAAGAAATCTTGGTCTGATAGTTCTTGATATCCTCTGTAAAATGTCTTGACTATACCAGCATACTTACGCTTCATCAATTTCTCAATTCTTACGTCCTCGATAATGTTGACATAAGACATTGGTAGTTCTGGATGATCAAGTTTCCAGTTGTCAGCGGGTGTGTATAGTGCATGTCCAACCTCGTGTCCTACGAGAAGGTCATATACGGACGCAGAGGCCTTCTCCCACATTGGAAGGGTCAATACTCTACGTTGTACATCAAACATCGCTGTCTCGACCTTACGGTTCTCGATGATGAGATCTTCTGTTGCGAGTAGTTTTGCGAGTTGACCTTTGACTTCGTAGTTAATCTTGGTGAGCATTTGTTTTCTTGTCTATACACATATTATAATCTACCCTGTGCCAATTGCAACCATAAGTGTGCCAGCCTGTCAACTGTCCACCGACCATCTTATAGCTGTATCTAATGCTTTCTTTGCAGTATTCTGCATTTTTATAACCTTACTCTCGTATGTAATCGTAAATCCAAATAGATCTCCTTCGGGATTATCAGGCATACCCACAGGCTGCACAAAAAATATCCCTGCATTAGCAACTGTTCTCCATTCCATATCAATAAAACCTAAGTCTCTTAGAGCACACTCAAGTTTTAAGGAATGACACCCATCTAATAGTAACATACGGTATACCGAACGTCTACTACTATGTAGAATACTTAACCTTTGAGAACCCGTTCATTTTTTCAAAGGTAATCATATTATCTAACCTATCCGTCAACTCGTCAACCTTATGTGAGATCATAAAGATGTAAGCATCCTTGATGACATACCTGATTATCTTCACAAATTCATCTGTACCATTACTGTCCAGAGAACTATCAAATATTTCGTCAAGAATGAGTATGTTTGTTGATGATGAGTTCTTCATCTTAGCAATATCACGCCATGTGAATAGTATTGCTAGATCAATTCTCATCTTCTCTCCCTCAGAAAATGATTCGTAACTAAATTTTTCATGAATAGGAGACTTGATGCACTCATTGAACTGTTCATCCAATGTAAAATTAATATAGAAGTCCATCATTTGAAGATACTTATTGATCTTCTGATTCATGACAGGCAGATACCTCTTTATGATCTTTGCTTTGACTCCAGAATCCTTCATCATAGAGTTTGCAAAATCTAAGTAGTCTATATTCTCCGTATGGTTTGCCTTATTCTTTTCTACAGTTGTTAAATCACTTTTCAGACCTTTAAGTGTAGCTCTTTCAGTATTTCTGTTTTCAATTTGTTGGGTAATGTCTTGAACTTCTTGTTCATAATCTCGGATTTGTCGTTGGTATTCAGAAATTTTAAAATTGTTTGTTGAAATGTCATTCGATAACTTAGTGATCTGCTTGGAAACATCTAAAAACTTGTTCTCCTTTTTTTGTTCTGCGTCTATAGACTTTTGAAGGTCTTTGTAAGCAGAATTAATCTCCTTAACCTTACCTTCGATATCTCCAATCTTATTTAAGCGAAAGTCTTCCTCTATTTTCTGCTCACAGGTAGGGCATGATACGTTTTCCTTGAAGAACTGGTGTTCTTTAGTGATAATCTTAATTTTTTGTTCAAGTTTACCCTTCACATTATTATATTTCTTAAGAGAAGATGAAGCGGATGATAGATTTTCTATCTCAGGTTGATATTTTGTCTTAACGATGTTCTCATACTTAGTATTTTCAGTCATTAAGAGAGAACTATCATCAAATAATGTCTCTATTCTTTTCTTTGTATCTTCTATTCTCTTCTTTCCACTCTTATCAAGATCAGAGATAAAGTTTTTTTGCATCTCAATCTTCTCTTCTATCATTTCTTTCTTGATAGTGAGTTCTCTGACCTCTGTATTCGCTTTACTTATCTTTTCTCTTAGTATTTTTGCCATTCCAGAGAAAATTTTGATGTCTAAAACATCTTCTACTATGGCTCGACGATCTGCACCACCCAATTGCATGAAAGGAACAAAGGTTGCAGCACCTAAGATAGTAGTTTGAGTGAAAGATTTGTAATTTAGTCGTAAGATATTGTCTTCTAGATGTGCTTGTTGATCATTTTGATTGGCAAATTGATCTTGTTTCTTTCCATCAATATAAATTTCAAACAAAGTAGGTTTCATACCTCTAACAATGGTATAAATCTTGCCTTGAATCTCAAATTCTATTTGAACTTCGCACTCTTTTTCATTCACAGTATTAATCAACTGTGATTTTTTAATTTTTCTAAATGGTTTGTTATATAAAACAAAAGTCAGAGCATCCAATATAGTGGATTTCCCTGCACCATTGGCACCAACTATCAAATTTGTAGGAGACTTTTGAAAACTAACAATTATAAACTGATTTCCAGTAGATAAAAAATTACGCCACCGTATCGTCTTGAATATTATCATATTTTGGTGGAATCACTATATCATCAGGTGAGATAATAACATATTTGTACTTGTGCTTTTTACAGGTCTCAACAGCCAGGTTATCATCTATTTCCACAACTGTCAACACCGTAGATTCTTCTGCTTCTAAGAGGCCTGCATATCTTGTAGCATCATCTTTTTGCTGAAAAAGATAAAGAGCCTTATGTCCATCATCATTCATGACAGCATACGCTCCCTCTCCTTCGTGACCAGCAAGTGATAAGATGTACATTACTCCGCTTCGCATGCTTCTAAGTATACTTCTTTTAAAAGTTTCTTGACTTTTTCTTTTTCCAATTCAAAGTCAGAGTCCTCGATATACTTATTTAGAAGTGAAAGTGTATCTTCAATTTTTTCTCCATCTAAATCGACTTCCTTATCATTGATTTCTGTATTTTCAACCACTTTCAAATCTATTATACCAGCTTTCATAAGTTTATCAAGAAACTTATCATATTCTAACTGACTAGATCTAGACCTAACAAATAGTTTTACTATCTTATCTTTATAGAGATGAGCTTTAAATGTTGCTGAAGGAGTATCATCATAATATATCTTCTCAAATATATGATATGGATTTTCTATAAACTCAATTTCATTTGTATCTGTATCTAAGATACTGAAACCTCTCTTATCACCACAATCATTCCAATACATTTCATAAGGATTGCCTAGGTAAAATGTATGTCCATCATTACTTCTGGTGTGGTAGTGTCCAGAGAAGACTGTATCAAACTTTTCTATGATACCTGTATCAATTCCTCCCTGTTGAACCATGCCTGGATATAATTCAAACCCAGTGAGTTCAAGATGTCCAAAAGCAATCTTTGCATCTGATTTTTCTATTGCATCAAGAGTTTCCTGATAGTTGTCATCACATATCCAAGGTAACATCATAGCTTTGAAACCATTGATGTCATATGTATCTGGAGAAGATATGGGAATGACGTTATCATAATGTTCTAAAAGAAGATCAACTGAATTAATATTGTTGGTATTCTTATAGTAGACATCATGATTACCTACAAGTTGCCAAACTTTTACACCTAATTTTTTAAACTTATCGTAAACATGTTCTTTTGACCAATCAAGTGACCAGTAATCAATATTCTTTCTATTATCAAAGACATCTCCCATGTGAATACATTCTTTGATGCCTCTTTTTTCTAACTCTGGAAAAAATATATCGTCGTAAAATTTTTGAAAAAAATCATGGAAGACCTTATTACCTCTCCGACCTCCAAAATGAGTGTCAGTTATAATAGCTATCTTCATTTCTTAATCTCAACCTTTTGTTCTTCAGCAATTACTTCTTCAACCTTTTCTTCCTCTGGCCA